TGAAAAAGCCAAACTAATCAATGAGCCCATGGCCCTACTAATCTCTTCGTTCGGCGCTCCGCTAACATCAACCCGAAGCACCGGGTCTTTATACATATAATCAACGAACATCTTAGCTTCAACCTTAAACTGCAGGATGGAACGCTTAGCATTAGCGGCTGCATTGTTCAACTTACGAACACCAGGGTAGGTGTGACTTGGAACAGTGTTTATCACTCTTAAACTCTCGTTAACGAGTGATTCCTGCTGCTTAACTAAGTCAAAAACCTGATCAGACTTGGAAGGCTCTGTAACGTTGACGGACATAATGATAGTCCCTAATTATAGACAGACACTTAAAACAATAATAAAAGAGAGAGATTGTGGAAATTATAATAAGGAAACTCAAAATCAAGATGACAACAAGATCGTTAGTTTGCGTTAGAATCATTATGCTACCAGGATTGTAAATCCGCTAAACTAACGTGACTAATCATCTCCGGTTCAACCATCGGAGAATACTTCTTTATCCTAATGAGGCGCCTCCGCAAAAAGGCCGCCTTAGAATAGGAACCATAATAAGAGATGAGTGCGCGCACATTCTCATCTAGCATCTCCGGATATACGTACCGCATCACTTGGGCACAATGGGCACGATCATCGTGTGTCGCAAAATAGGTCCGCATAACATCACGGACTGATTGAGCATAATCAACAATCAGATTGGGATCAAAACGTTTAGTATGAAGCTTTTTGACTAGTTTCAAAATATTGGGACACACACCATCATAAGTGTACATGTGTCCACAAAACTCAAAGTGACCACGAGTGGTTGACTCCTTGACGCTATAACCCCGCTCTTTCAGCGTGTTGAACATCAAATCGTCGACCTCCCGCTCACCCAAGAAACTGCCATCATCACCTCCAACTAAAAACATTTTTAACGACTTGACTCTATAGCGCGTAAAAGTCAAACCAAATTTCCATATGGTATTCCCGAGCCAGGTCTCCCAATCACCAGAATCTTTGCTGTTCTGAACGTTCATTACCGCTAAACCGCGGGCTACAAACACGCGCTGCACAACCACGTTCAAAAGAAGGTCAAGATACGCACCATCACCTCGTTTCAACGTGTCATCATCCGCGGCGTGTGGCTCAATTGCCAGTCCGGTTTCACGCAGAGCATAAGAGAAAACCATCCTCAAGAACTCAGTCGTTGTCTCATCCTGCGAGGAATCAAACTCCGTCTCATCATCGTTGTAAACAGTGTCAAAGTCACTCGGGGTCAGACCACGCTTCTTCATTTCGAGATGGACCTCACGAGGTTGCAATTCATTGTAAAGAATGATCCTCCGATCAATTGAGCGCTTCAATGCATGGAAGATTGCTCGCGTCAAAATTAATGCGTGGCAATTCTCTTGCTTATCATGCGCTGCGATACCCTGACCGACCTTCTCAGTATTCATGTTCTCTGGTCCGGCCCCCAACTTCACCTTAAACTGATTTTTATGGAAAAAGTCGACTACGGTCTTACCTGATACATCAAAGCCTTTAAGGGATCTGTCAGTCCCCTTGCTCTGCATACTCTCACAGGTGTCAAAGGCGGCAGCTATCACGTCAAAAGTGTTCACGGCACAACCACCCAAATAAGGCTGCACGCGCTTGAACATCACTCTGGCCAGCTTCTTGGCCCCGATGACATTTGTATGTTTGTTCCTGGCATAACGTCCTAGCATAGTTTTAAGCCGCATCACCATGTCCTTTGGATCATAGTGCTTAGCATAGGTACGCGTCGGCAACGTGTGCACATCTGATTCCTGTTGGTACGAAGCCAAAATGGCGTTCAGATTAAGCTTCAAGTTCGTGGGTGCGTTCTTTGCCAACTCGGTAAGAACAGGCTCAGCATAAGGCTTCT